GACGTACTTCCGCCCATGCTTCGTCGCTGCGAGTCCCGTGGTCCCGCTGCCGGAGAATGGGTCGAGCACGGTGCCGCCCGGCTTGCAGCCGGCGAGGATCGCCCGCTCAGCGAGGGCCAGCGGCATGACCGCGAAGTGAGCCTCGCTCAGTGGCTGGGTGTTGACGTGCCAGACGCTGCGTGCGTTGCGGCCCGGGCGTCCGGGCCGCGAATGGATGCCTGCGTTGTTGTTGTTGCCGGGCTGGCCAGTCTCGGCCGCGCGATCAGCCTGGGCCGCATAGACCTTGGCGTACTTCTCGTTGTGCTCGACTTGGTCCGGGTCCGATTCCTCGCGGATGGCATCGGCGTCGTACCAGTAACGGGGTGACTTGGAGAAGAGGAACACCTGCTCGTGGTTGCGCGAGGGTCGATCAGTGACCGCTTCGGGCATGCAGTTGGCCTTGGTCCAGATGATCTCTTGACGCAAGATCCAGTCCTCGTCTTGCAGCGCAAAGGCCACGCGCCAAGGGATGCCGAGCAGGCTCTTGGTGGGACGGTCGAAGTCGATCGCCCGCCCCTCGCGCATCGCGGCGAACTGCATCTTCTGAACGCGTGCCGGGTTGTTGAGGCGTGACTTATCCCAGCCCTTGTCGCTGCCGCGCTTCGGCGTGCTGTAGGAGTCGCCGAGATTCAGCCACAGCGTCCCGTCGTCAGCGAGCACCCGCCGCACCTCAGCGAAGAGCGCGCGCATCGTGTCGACGTACTCGGCAGGCGAAGCTTCGAGGCCGTACTGACCCTCGACGCCGTAGTCACGCAACCCGAAGTACGGCGGCGACGTCACACAGCAGTCGACGGACTGGTCTGGCATCTCGCGCAGGACAGCCAGCGCGTCGCCCAGATGCAGGCTCACGAGGTCATCGGAGTAGTAGGGCTCGCTCATGCCGCCTCCCTCCCGTCACGCTTCGTCGCCGCGTACTTCGCTGCGGCCTTCTGTCGGTGCATCTCGCGCCTGTCCTCGGCCCGGCACGTCTCGCAGTGCCGACTACGGGGCAGCGCGGGAACTCCGCACGCACACATCGGCGCGCGGCGGACGTAGTGCGTCTCGGATGACTGCTGGCCGCCAGGGGAGCGACAGGGCTCGTTGATGTCGGCGTTGCACTTGGTGCAGGGGATGGATGTTCCCGAGGTGCGTTCGGCGAGGCGGGCGTGTTTCCGTTCGCGCCAGTAGCAGCGTGCGGCGAGAACGGTCTCGGGTCGTCGGTCGCCTGCGTTGTACCGCGTCACGGCTTCTCGCTTCTCGGCGGCGGTGAAGACGCGCATGGGGATGGGCTTGGCGACGAGGATGCTGCCCTTGCGGACCCACATCAGTCCGTCGTCGGCGAGCGATGGGGCATCCTCGTGACTCGCGCCGTAGTGACCGGGCGCGCGCAGGTCGATACCCATTCGCCGCAGCCTCGCGGTGACGGTGGACTTGCCGACGCCGTACTTGGCGGCGAGTTCGGTGGAGCTGGTGCCGTCTCGGTATTCGGCGGCGATCTGTCGCCAGGTTTCGTCGGCGAGGATCACGGCGTCGACCTTGCGACGGTGGAGTGGAGTGGTCATGTGGTCGCCTCCTCGGCGTTGAAAAGGTCGTCTTGTCCGTTGACGCCCCGCAGCCAGCCGAGGACCAGGGGCAAGATCTGGTCCGGCGCGCGGGTCATCTTGGCGCCGTCCGCGCTGTCGCAGCCGATCGCGTCTGCGTACTGCATGCGCTTGAAGCTGTTGACCCGTCCCATGTGGACCCACTTGCCGCGCGCCTTGGCCTCGGACACCAGTCGGCGGTCCAGTTGTCGGGGAATCCCTGGAGCCGCTCGCACTCGAGCGTGCGGGTCATTGCGCCACCTCGATGCCCTGCTCGGCAGGGGTCGGGGGTGGAGACAGCTTCCAGTCCATCGACGGCCAACCGCACAGGTTGACGAGAACGCGACGGTCAGTCGGGTTGCCGGTCGTCGTCCAGTAGCGGACCTTCGCGACGCGACGTCGGCGATAGGCGGTTCCGCCTAGTCCGGGACCGTCTCGGAAGGCGTCGCGCGAGTGCTTCGTAGGGTCGATCGGGATGTAGTCGTACCGCGGCGTTTTGCGGTCCATGTCGGTCCACCCGGCGTACCGGAAGTTAAGTGCGCGGTAGATGTAGCCGTAGTGACCCCAGAGCGGGTCTGCGTAGGAGACGACGATCCGAGGCGGCAGCATCTTGAGCGTGCGAGACACGAACCAGGACTCGGTGTTCTTCGGCAGGTCATCATGCAACCAGAGGCGATTCAGTTCGATGACCTTGCCTGGGTCGCTAGGGCAGGCGCCCATCTGCAAGTGGCGAGATGCGGGGGTGCCGTAGGTGACCGCGCCCATGAGCTTCCCTCCGACGTGGATACCGAAGGCGTGGGAGATGGGGGGGCGGCGGTGTAGATAGTGCTCGGCAACGACTAGCCGCGCCGCGGTCTTGGAGTCCAGGACACTGATTAGGGCAGGCAGCATGTTGTGGTTCACCTCCTTTCCGTCGTCGGCCGTTTGGCCGGCGGATTCTAGAAGTGAGAGCTGGGTCATGTGCGGTGCCACGCTGACCCTCACCCCTCCACCCCGTCCCGCACACCCGGAGCGATGCTGTCGGCGCGGTCGTTGAGCCAGTCCTGCACCGCGTCTTCGATGCCCGAGTCGGCGCACTCGATGCCGGGAATCAGGTTGTCGCTCAGATGGGTGGCCGCATCACGCAGCGCATCGGCCTGCGCGTCCCGGACCACGGCCGCGAGCATCTGGACGACGTGGGCCTTGTGCTGCGTGCGACAGGGCTCGTAGTAGCCGAACCCGACCCCAGACGAGTCGCTGTGCTTCCATCCGCACGCACAGCAACCGGAGTCGCGGACATGGTCATTCAGCGCCTCGGCGAGGCGCGTCGTGTAGTCGCCCATCACGCGCCCGCCTCGATCCGGTCAGCGGTGTCGCGGGCAGAGTTCGCGGCTACGTCGGTATCAAAGTGACCGTCCCACCCCCATGAGTCAGCCCACTTGCGCAGTGCCTCCGCTGCGACCTTGCGGTCATGGGCAGCCAGCCACTCGGACGCGAGGATGGCGTCGGCCTGAACTAGGTAGCACGAGCGCGTGGACGGACTCTGGCTGTCCCACGAGTCAGCGTGGGAGCCGGGGTAGAGAGCGAGCAGAGCCTCTTCGCGGCCCTCGTGCAGCGCCTTCGCCAGCGCGTCCCGGTCGTCAGCGGCGGGGTTGCTCTCGGGCGTCACGGAAGCCATCAGGGCGGCGAACCTGCCAGCGATCCGGTCGGCGCTCACTTGCCCTCACCCCCACGCGCGGCCACGATGACCTTGCGGAGAACGGGCAGGACGCCCCGCCAACCGCCGTCTGCTTCGTACTCGACAGGCTCGTCGTGACTCACCTCGTGCTTCACGATGTCGTCGGCAAGCGCCTCGATCCCAGCGACCATCGCGGCGTGCCTACGCGCCGTCTGCTCATGGGCGGCGCAAACGTGGTTGCGGTCGGTGTAGGCGCGGTCCAGTTCGGCGGCCAGCGCGAGGATCTGGTCCTGCGCGGCTCCGTACACGTCGACAGGGACGCACTCGCCTTCCCCGTGCTCGCTCAGCGTGGCCGCGTCGACCGGCGCCGGGCTGGCGTCGTGGGAGCATCCGCCAGACGCGCGGCAGGTCTCGCAGCACGCCTCCTGGAACACATCGCAGGCGGCGGCACTCCCATGACAGGCAGCACAAGGCGCGTCGACCGGGCCCGGGGCCAGCAGGGAGCCGACCTGTCCCGTGTCGTTGCTACCCGAGCAGACCCACTTCGCGTGGTCGTTCGCGGCAGGACAGCGCTTGTTGCCGCACGCCGGGCAGAGGTTCATGACGCTGCTCCAACGGATGCCGCCCTCGGGAACCGGGTTCCGCTCGATCCAGCACGCCAAGCATGGGCATCCGCCGTAGATGTCGGGGTACGGCTTCAGGCTCGGCGTAACGACCGGGCATGACTCAATGACAACCGCCTCCACCACCGGCCCGGCGTACACATCCGCCCAGCGCCCACCGAAGTCGTTCGGGGGACGACACGCGGCCTGTGCCTTGGTGATGGCGTCGCGCTGCTCCTTGCGCTTGCGGCCCTCGCTGTTCGACATGGGGCTCATGACTGGGCCTCGAAAGCGTCTTCCGGCGACACCTCGGCCGCTGCCTGAATCGCAGCAACGCGCTCGGTGATCGCAGCCCGCACCGCATCCGGCGCGGACCCGACACCCTCACGCCGCCACAGATCGCGGATCTCGGCCTCGTTGGTGAGTCCGAGCGCGGTGGCTACGATCGCGTCCCAGTCCTTCGCGGGGGTTGCGTCGGGGAGCGGGTCCACCTTGTAGGTGTCAGCCCGTCCCTGCGTCACAAGGACGGGAACGGACTGCGGGCCATCGATGCCCGAGAGGCGGGAAATGCGGGTGCCGCCCGGAGTCTCGTTCCCGAACTTCACCTTCTCGTCGGCGAAGAGCTCGACGCGCTTGCCGGGCCAGCTGTCGGACTCTCGGCCCCAGCAGAACGCAAGGACGCGACGCATGTTCTTGCCGGGCTTCCACGGGCGCGGGAACTCGGCAAGGTGGACGGTCACCGGCTGATCGGTGCCAGGTCGCACGTCCACGGCGGTCACGGTGAAGATGCGGGGTCCGCAATCGCGAAGGTCGATGTTGTCGAGCTGCTCGGACTTGGGGGCCAGGGTCTCGCTGATGTCCACTCAGATCACCATTTCCATGTCGTAGGGGTTCACGTAGGGCGCGATGGTCGGAAGCGACTCAGCGGCCATGAGGTAGTCGGACGTCTGCTGCTCGATCGCTCGCTCGGCAGCAATGACGGCGTCGGTGATCGCCGCGTGCCATGCGGGATCGGGCAGGACGCGCTTGGTGTAGATGCGCCCGGCAGCGGCTTGCACGTAGTCCCACCACTCGCGGCCGGTCACCAGTAGCGATGCCTGCACCTGGGCCATGTAGTTGGCGGGCACCTCGTCGCTGATGACGGTGACGATGTGGCCCTTGGCGCGTGGTGCCTTGATCTCGATGCCGCCGTCATCGCCCACCAGTCCGTCAGGCGACGCGCCGAGCTGCGCACCACCCGCGAAGGTCCGCACGGCGAACCCGATCTGCTGGACCTTGACGCCGCGCACCTCGGCGTACCTGTCTCGGATCACGGACTCGTACAAGATCCCGCGCTCCATGTCGCGGTTCATGAACGACTCCTCGGTCTCGCCGGTGATGCGTTCGGCAGCCAAGGTGGTCAGGAGTCCGCGCGCCGTGTCGCCCTTCGCCAGCGAGTAGACGGGCGGCAGGGTGCTCGCCGCAGCGGTCCGGGCGTCATGGATCGTCTTGATGGGCGTCGGCTCTTTGCGGGCCGTACTGAGGCACGG